GGGCTCAGGGAACGAAACACCCGTAGGTGTTTCGTTGGGGTTCCTAGTCCCAGGTGATGAAGGCGTTGCTGTCAGGGTGCGTGTAGGACGCTTGGGTCTCTTTGTTGTACGCCGAGAGTGCGCTTCCGCCCACCAGTGTGCGCCACGCTGTGTGGAGTGATAAGTAGAGAGATTTTGTCATATCGCTCCACTCGGTGCGTTCCTCGCAGGCTCTCATCATTTGCTCAATCATAAGAAGCATTTGTGTGTTGGTCAGGGCTGTTGCTGTTGTTTCCATACCCACACACTACATTGACCTACGCAGGGCTTACAAATCAAGTTGGGAACTAGACCGGGGCTCAGTTCCCAACTTGTAGGTCACCCGTAGGGAGTGGTAAATTGTTCTTATGGAAACAGCGAAAAACAAAATGACAATCAGCGAAGCCCTTATGCAACTCGACAAGTTGGATGCCCAGTGGGTTAGCGGCTCTATTACAGAGGGAGAGCGCGAAGGTCAGCGCTTGGTGGTTCTCATCAACCTGCTCAACGCTCAGTAAAGCTCACAGAGACCGCTCCCGACAGTAAAAGCCCCTTCCCCTGGGGGCTTTTACTTACCACGAGCCCCGTTGTGGCCTCGTGGTAAGAGATTTGTAAGCCGTTCGTAGGGAATGATAAATTGTTCTCATAACAGCAACCCGAAAGGAAACAGCGAAATGGGCATGGATGTCTATGGAAAGAACGCCACAAGTGAGAAAGGTTCTTACTTCCGCAACAATGTATGGTGGTGGAGACCACTATGGAACTACTGCTTGGAAGTAGCACCCGAACTATGTGCCGATGTGGAAGGTCACTACAACGATGGTGACGGACTCAACGAGGCTGGGGCTTTGGCTCTCTCTGTGATTCTTCTTGGAGAATTGTCAAACGGCAACACTGCTCGGTATGAGTATGACTACAACATGGAAGTAGCCTCACAACCTCGCAGAGATTGTGATTTGTGTGGAACTACTGGAATCCGTACCGATGAAGTCGGAGTGGACATGGGGCAACCCGATAAAGAGTTGTCACCAGAAGTTCAGATTCTTACTGGTCGTACTCACGGCTGGTGTAACGGCTGTGATGGAGTCGGCACTCGTGAATCATGGGATTTGTCCTATCCGTTCAGCGTGGACAATGTGCGAGAGTTTGCAGAGTTCTTGTCCGAGTGTGGCGGTTTCTCTATCTGCTAATGATAGGGTTCGGTTTGCTATCGGGCAGGGCTTTCGTCGCTGTTCCCCTGTCCGATAGCACCTTTCGTTTTACGAGTTGATTGCTCTCTCGTAAGCAATGCGATGAAGGTTCTCCTCGTGAGGGTTTATTGCCACCTGACCAACGGAGAGATTCTTCTCTCCGATTGACCCGGGGCTAGACACCTGTGGTACTACTATCGGTGATGTTCGGCGTGAAAGAGTCTCTACTTTTACTTGTAGGTCTTTCACCATTCTTTGGAGTTCGCTAATGGACAGAGACAAGCTCTCTACCGTTGGTTCTTCTTGTACTGGCATTCACGCACCTTTCACTGAGTGGATAGAATAATAGCAATGATGAGTTCTGTAAAACTGATAGATAACCAAATAATCCTTGATTTTCCGTACGACAAAGAACAAGTAGACGAAGTAAAGAAGATTTCTGGCTCTAAGTGGGACAAGGTATCTAAGGTTTGGCGTATCCCAATGTCGTCTGTTACGGAAGCTCGAGAGTTCGCAATGAGACATTCTTTCCCGATAGACACGGAGTTACTGCTTATCACGCCACCCGTACGCAAGGCGAGCAACTCAATAATAATAGATGACGGCTGGATTTTCATTACTTTCCCGTACGAGAAGGTAATAATCAACAGTGTCAAGAAAATACCGTCAATAACTTGGAACGCAACCAAGAAGGCGTGGAGAGCCCCGATTACCTCAGTGAACGATGTAATCAAGTGGGCTGAATACTTTGACATTGAGGTGTCAAACTAACTAAGGTTGTTATCGGAAAAGATAACAAACGATGTGAGCAGACTTGTTGATGCTTCTCGTTCAGTTGATGCCGAAATAACGATTACTTCCCTAAAAGCAGACTTACTGCCTTATCAGAGGGCAGGTGTTTCTTATGCTTCCAACGCCCGTAGGACTTTTATTGCTGACGAGATGGGTTTGGGTAAGACACTCCAAGCCATTGCGACCATTGAGTATGTCCAAGACAGTTACCCAGCAGTTGTCGTTTGCCCACCTTCTCTTATTCTCAACTGGCAAGCAGAGTACAACAGGTGGCTTCCCGAAAGAAGGATAGCCGTTGTTACCAACCGCAAAGAGTTTCCTGATAGCGGGACTTACGATGTGGTTGTTGTTGGATACAGCAACATCACAAAATGGGAGAAAGAACTGTCAAGGCATCGTTCTTATGTCTTTGATGAAAGCCATTACTGCAAGACCGTCACGGCTCAAAGAACTAAAAGCGCACAGAAGATTGCTAAGAGCGCACCAAAAGAAGGAATTGTTCTTTGTTTGACAGGAACACCCGTAACTAATCGCCCGTCTGAGTACGCCTCACAACTTGACATTCTCGGAAGACTAAAAGAATTTGGTGGTTTGTGGGGTTTTTATCGCCGTTACTGCAACGCCTACCAAGATAGTTTTGGTCAATGGAACATAAGCGGTCACTCTCATCTTGATGAACTCAATGACAAACTGCGTGGAGTTTGCTACATAAGAAGGACAAAAGACCAAGTGCTGTCGGAGTTGCCTCCGGTAATCCACAGCCCCGTAGTGGTTGAGGGTTCTGCTGTTGCAATGAAAGAGTACAAAAAGGCAGAAGCGGACATTATCCAGTACCTTGTTGATAGAGCAAAAGAAATAGCAAGAGAGTTGGGTGAACCCGTAGGGTCTGCTGCTGTCGTAGCCCGTATCAAAGCAGAGAGCAACGAGCACTTAGTAAGACTTTCGGTATTACGCCGTATCTCGGCTCGAGCAAAAATGCCCGTTGTTGAGGAATGGGTACAGCAAAGAATAGATGACGGCAAGAAAGTCGTTATCGCTGCGCATCATAGAGACATCGTTGATGAGTTGGCTAGGAAGTTTGGCAACCTGCGTATTCAGGGTGGAATGAGTGTGGAGGAAGTGGAGGAACAAAAGAGAAAGTTCCAAACACTCCCAGTGTCGGAGGCCCCGGTTATTGTGCTGTCCATACAAGCCGCGAAAACAGGACACACACTCACTTCGGCACAAGATGTTCTGTTTGTAGAACTGCCGTGGACACCCGCCGATGTAGACCAAACTTACTCACGGTGTCATAGATTGGGGCAAAAAGGAAGCGTGGTGGCTACTTACATGCTTACAGACGGAACCATAGACGAGGACATTTACTCGCTAATAGAACGCAAGCGAAGCGTGGTAAATGTGGCTACCGATGGAGGAACACCCGTAGGCGAAGCAGACACGGCTCAACTTCTCTTTGACTTGATGGGAATGTAAAACTTGTAGGTCGCCCGTAGCCCGTAGTAAGTTATGTATATGGAAAACGAACAGCGACTGGGGGTGAATAAAAATGTGGGACGATGGCGATGAGTACGGTCAGTACGAAAACGACTACCAAACCTTTGAGGACAACTGTGCGTGGGAAGACGCTCAGGCTGACTTTCAGGATTTGATGGGGGAATAAGCCTCTCCACTCTCCCCGTGCTTTAGGTGCGGGGAGAGTCCATTATCTAGCCAACAAGGTGAGACGCACGCCCCCCGTGTGTCTTACTGCTTAGAATCCCCACCGTTGTCGCTGTCGGTGGGGTTCTTTGTATCTTCTGCCGGGGCTTCCATCAGCTCTTCAACAATTGCCTTTGCGTACTTGCGTCTAAGTCTCCAAATTTTGGAGTTCATTTCTTGGACTGCCTCTGTTTTGCGAGCTTTTGAGACAATGTTGTCGTCATAGACTCCGTACTTCTTGAAAAGTATTTCGTCAAGGTCGTTGTTTTCTATAATTATGTCGGAAATCCAGCCAGCTTTTTTGTCCATTGCTATCATCAGCTCGCACATTCCCTCGTGTCCGAACTCTGCGTAAACACGGTTGGCAATCATATTGCAGAAGTGGCTTCGGTACATAACCTCAGCATCAGATGTCTGAGCAATGAATTCACTCAGCCACACAGCGAGCTCTTCGGGGCTTACGAATGTGTCGTCTTCTTCATCATCAAAGAAATCCATTGTTCCCGTCCCTCGTTTGTCGGTTTAACAATGATAACCCGTAGGTGTGTCAAGCGAATGACAAGATAACTTCCTGTGCTTTTATCTTCTTGTGCGTCACAGAAGAGTTGGCATCCATTGACGCAACTGCTCTTTCCATAACCCCACCATCACGGTAGTGGTCAAGGTACTCAACAACTGCGTTGTAAGCAGACCACCCGTTGTCTCCGTATCCAGCAGAGTTTCTTTCTGTCTGATAGAGCGCACGAATTGTCATGTTTATGTTGTCTCTGTTGCGCTTTTGTCTGTCGGTTTCTTGTGGTTTCTCGGGATAGAGAGCACCAATAAGCGTGTCCATTCTTGCTGAACTCAGGTTCATCGGAATAGATAACATTTTTTCTGCTGTTGCGCTAAACGATTTAGCCCACTCGGTTGAGATGTTGAGAATGCTTTGAGCCTCAGCAAGTGCGCTCTCCACATTTCTTGTATGACGAGCGGTAAACACCCGTTGGGAATTATTCATTCCTGCGATTACTGTATTTTTACAGACGGCACGAATGCTTGTATTTGCGAAAGTAATTGCTGTTTTACCATCGTGTCCATTACGAACAAGCAAGTAACGCTCAATTTTGTCGTTCACGCCTTTCGGGTCAATGATTAGTCCACCCAAGTCAATAGATGAAAAGAACTCACGCCCACCGTGTAGAACTCCACAAGTATCTACAACTGCGTCACCTTTAGACGCACCCACGATGGCGAGGGCATAGTCAAGACATTCACGGTTCTGCTGAATCACATAGCGTGTGCCAACCGTAGCCAGCCCGTCAAATGTTCCATCAGGATTAACCCGTACAGTCGCACGGCTGTCCTCTACGAGCACCGGAGTCCCGTCAGGGTTGGTGATGAAGTTGCCCTCATCGTCTACGACAGCGACCTTAGAGAGAACAACATCAAAGTCAGCCTGTGCTGCCGTGAGCATTGCGTCAGCCGTCTGTAAGCCCTTCATAGGCTTTCCTAGCCTGTGCCAAGGGATTTCCCTATCGGCGTAAGCCATTCTTGCTACGCCCTTCCTGTCAAACTCTAGTTCGTGTGCCATTTGAGTGAGTCCTTCCTACCCGTATGGATAGATTTATCTGAACTCATAATAGTCGCTATTGGTCGCCCATGTTGGAACTTGTATGCCATTCGTAGGTTTGTCTAGAATGTGTTTATGGAAACAAACAGCGAAACCCAGTCCTTATCCGTCAATGCCCCTATCCCCTTTTCAGGTGACTTGGAACAGCGTCTTGCCAACCGTGACACGCACTATTTTGACCCCGAATACAACCGTTGCATCAATTGCGACTGCCGTCCTTGGGGCGAGGTTGCCAACTACCCGTGTGGCGAAAGCGTCCCCCGTGCCGATGTCAATGGTGACCAATGGGAGAAGTTCGTAGCCAAGGCTCGCATTCACGCAGCGATTTCAGCACTCTAACGGGCTGGCTAGGGGTTGGCAGTCCTGCCCGCCCCTAGTAGCCTGTCTACTAGACGGTAAAGCCTGTGTTCGGACAACTAGGGCTTTACCGTCTTGTATTTACTAGACTCAAAAGAACGGGGCCCGGAATGAAAAAGCTACTAATCTCAACTCTCATTGCTATCGCAGTAATCAGTCCTCAACAGGTAAAGGCGACACCCGTAGACGGTTGCTCAAACATTGTTCACATTGGTGACTCTTTAACTGTTCACTCCCGTGTGTTTCAGAAGGCAGAGTACGCAAGGCTCGGGTTTCGTAAAGCCATTATCTCTGCTGGTGGAAGTCGCTCAATGTACGACAAAATGCCCAAAGACGACTTTAATGGCATAGACGCAGTGAGACATTACAAGAAGATTTCAGACAAGAACACCTGTTGGGTAATAGCACTCGGTACCAATGACTCACCGTCTTGGAAGTACGAAGATGTTGGAAGCAGGGTTGTAGCCGTTATGCGTGAACTCAAAGGAATGAAAGTTGCTTGGGTTACGGTTTGGAAAGGCTGGAAGGGCAAGAGCAATAACTCGTCAGCCCGTAACTGGAACGCAATGTTGGAGAAAAAAGCAGAGAAATACGACAACCTCTACATAATCCACTGGGATAAAGTAATTGCTAAGCACACAGAACTGCTCAATCCTGACTATGTTCACTACGGGGCCACCGGCTCACAGATGCGTGCTCACTACATCGCCCGTATGGTAAAGGATTATTGGTTATGGATGGATTAAACGACGACCCTCGTGAGGAGATAAAGAGAGAACTGGAAACACTCGTTGCTCTCGGACTTGTAACCGTTACTGGTATGACCGATGATGGTGAGTGGCTTTACTCGGTCACCGAGAAGGCTTTGGCATTATCACAAGAGGAACGATGGGACGCTATCTTTGGACATATTGTTGAGTTGAGGAACGAAGGAGAAGATAATGGTTGAGTTAATTATGTTCACCGTACACACGGTGGCTATTTTCTTTTGTGGTATTTTTTTCTCAGATTTGGCTCGTAGAAACGCCCGTAAGGAAAAGAGAAAGTAATGTCGTACGATTTTTCGTCTGATGGCATAAAGATAAAGGGCGACGACTCTTTCCATGTAATGAAACTCACCGACAAGGATGAGTGGATACTTCTCAGGTTGCGTAATGGGACTTCTTACAAGTCAGCATCGTTCGCCTCTCCTGATGAAGCAAGAGCCTTTGCTCACTCTATGGGACTGGAACTAACCCGTAGTGCCTAAGCACCCCACTCCCGTAGCTCAGTGGATAGAGCATTGGTTTCCTAAACCATGTGCGTAGGTTCGATTCCTATCGGGGGTACCAATGAGTGAAGAACACTGGAATGAGATAATAATTCTGCGTTGCTGTCGTGACTGGCCGATACATAGACACAGTGCTTACTTGCAGATGGGTCGTTGTGGTTTGTGTAGACAAACACCCGTAGTGATAGAAGAACTTTATCCTGAGAGCGAGTATGCTCGTAACAAAACAAGCCCTGATAG